TGAGCCACGCACGCCGACTTGATTTCAAAACATTCTGTAGGTTTGGAATATGGGCGGTAGTGGGTCTGGCGGGCGCCGGCCCAATGCTGGTCGTAAGCATCGGCCGTTCAGTGTGTTGCACGAACTGACGTGCCGCCTCTGCAGGAAGAGTTTCGTTGCAAGAATCAAACGAACCTACTGCTCGCAGGCCTGTCGGCTTGAACAACAGGCGAGAAATCGGGGGCGCGCCGCGCGCCAGCCACGGCTGTCTTTACGTGCAGACCCTCCGCCGAAGCCGGCCGAATACTTCCGTCGTAAGTCGCGCGCAGTAAAGGCACGACGATGCGGTGTCACGATCGCCGACATCGAGCGATTGACGGCGGCGCAAGGCGGTCGATGCGCTATTTGTTGGGAGTTGCCGGCGCGGGTCCTGGCGATCGATCACGACCACGAGACGGGAGCGTTTCGAGGCTTGATCTGCCAGGCATGCAACAGTGGTATCGGATTCTTCAGGGACAACCCAGGCCTTATGTCGGCCGCCGTGAGGTATCTCATGCGGGGGACACATGGGCGGTAAGGGCAGCGGCGGCTTCCGCCCTGGCGCCGGCCGGAAGAAGAAGGCCGCGCACCTGAAGATCGCGCACGGGACCGCCACCATCGCCGAGCGCCTGGCGGCGGCCAGCGGCCCCGCCGAGGACCAGCCGGACGCCGTGACGATGCCGGACGACCTGAGCCCACTGCAGATCGAGCACTGGAAGGAACTCGCGCCGATCGCGGTCCGTGAACGCACCCTGACCGAGACCACCCGGCCCGCGTTCCTGCTGCTCTGCAAGAACCGCGCGAACCTGGACGACTACAACGGGATCCTCGAGACCGACGGCTACACGATCGAGACCGAGCAGGGCACGAAGGCGCATCCGCTCCTGACCGCTCGCGATCGCATGGTGAAGATCATCGACGCGCAGATGGCGCGCTTCAAGTTGACGCCGTTCGGGAAGGAAGTCCCGACGGGCGCGCCGGCGAAACCGGTCAGTAAACTCCAGGCACTGCGCGGAGGCCGGTCGTGAGCCCAGTCGCCACCGCGACGAAGCGCCGCGGCAGCTCGAGCCGGCGGCCGCCGCCGGGGCCGGCGAGCTGGTGGGGCCCGGGCAAATCACCGCTCGAGATCTGGCCTGGCGTGACCATCGAGATCCCAGCGGTGTGGGTTCCATTGGTCGGCCATCGTCGGATTCAGCGCAGCGATGGCGACGGTGGCACGGTCCATGTGTGGCTGCGCTCTGACGGCAGCGAACTAGCTGACTGGCATGGCAGTGCCGGCGGTCGGTGGGAAAGCCCGTGCGGCACCTACTACTTCGACGCGGGGATTGCGCAGAACGCTTGCGATTTCTTCCCGACGTTGCTCGCCCATCACATGGGTGAGTTTGCCGGCCTGCCGTTCGAGCTGCTCGAGTATCAGGCGAAGCTGTTGACGCGGCCGATCTTCGGATGGAAGCAGGCGATCGACGGCCTCCGGCGGTTTCGAAAGGTGTTCGCGTTCCTGCCGAAGGGCGCCGGCAAAAGCCCGTGGGGATCAGGCACCGCGCTCTATCTCACCATCATGGACGACGAGGCGGCCGCGGAAGTCTACGCGGTGGCGGCCGACAAGAACCAGGCGCGCGTGGTGCACACCAACGCGAAGATCATGGTCGAAGAATCGCCGGACCTGCTTGAGGAGTGCGAGGTCCTGAAGGACTCGATCTATCACGCGGCCTCCCGGTCGATGCTCCAGGTGTTGTCGTCAGACGCGGCGACCAAGCACGGGTTCCGTCCGCACGCCGTCATCTTCGACGAGATGCACGCGCAGCGAAATCGCGACCTCTACGAAGCGCTGAAGAAATCGATGGTCAAGCGCCGGCAGCCACTGATGGTGATCATCACGCACGCCGGCGACGACGACGAGGGCATCTGCTACGAGGAGTACGAATACGCGAAGGGTGTGCTCGCCGGCAGCGTCATCGATCCGACCTGCTTGCCGGTGATCTTCGAGATGACGCCTGACGACGACTGGACCGACCCGGTCGTCTGGCGCCGCGTGAATCCTGGCCACGGCATCACGGTGAAGACCGCCGGCATCGCGATCGAGTGCGCGGAGGCGCAGGCCGAGCCGCGCAAGCTGAACGACTTCCTGCGGTACCACGGCAACCGCTGGGTCAACCAGGCCGTGGCGTGGATCCCGATCGACTGGTGGGACGCTTGCAACGAGCCGCTGCCATCCGACGAGGAGCTCGCGCAGCTCGCGTGCGCGGTCGGCATCGACAGCTCGCAGAAGATCGACCTGGCGTCAACGGTCGCGGTGTTCCGGCAGCCGATCGCCGGCAAGGCGACCGAGCTCGAGCTCGTGAACCGGGACGACGAGACCGGCGAGGAAGTCAAACGCACGGTGTCGCTGAACTACCGCATCATCCTAGTGCCGATGTTCTGGCTGCCGGAGGAAACCCTGAAGGAGCGCGTCAGGGTCGACCGCGTGCCTTATGACCAGTGGCGCGCGGAGAAGATGATCGAGGCGACCGAGGGATTCATCATCGACGCCGACGCGATCGTGAAATACACCGCCAAGACGCTGCCAAAGCGGTTTCCGAAGATCAAGGAAGCGCAGATCGGCTACGACCCGGCGTTCGCGACCGAGATCGGGCGAGAGTTGCGCGACACGCACGGGATGCTCTCGGTCGAAGTCCTCCAGAACTACAAATACATGACCGAGGCGTGCCAGGTGTTCGAGGCGCTGGTGCGCGCCGGCCGCGTGGTGCACGGCGGTCACCGGGTCCTGCGGTGGAACGTCGAGAACGTCGCGATCAAGCGAGACGACGCCGGCCGCATCCGACCGGTGAAACCAAAAAAGAACACGAAGCGCATCGACGGCGTGGTGGCCTCGCTGATGGGGCTACGCAGCCTAATCGCGACGCCGGAGCCAGCGCCGAGCGTGTATCTAGATCGAGGAGTGCGAAGCCTTGGCGACTATCTCTAAATATTGGGCGTGGCTGGTGGCGTCGTGGCCGTTCGATCGGAGTGATGGCCTGCTAGCCCTTGGCTTCGCGTCGTTGATCTACGGCATCGCCCAGGTGTCGGTGCCGTTGGCGTGGATTTCAGCTGGGTCGTTGATGTTGCTGTGGCGGTCGGCGCCGATCTTGGTGGCGATGCGGAAGAAGGGATAAGGAATGGGATTCTTCGACACGCTGATGGCGACGTCAGAGCCGAGCAACTGGGGGCCGACGGACGATCGCTGGTACACCAATTCGCCCGGCATCATGACGGCCGCCGGCGTCGTGGTGGACGCGGAGGGCGCGCAAAAGCTCAGCGCGTGGTTCCGCGGGCGGCGTCTCCTGGCGATCGTGCTGGCGATGCTGCCACTGCCAATCTACCGCAAGCTGCCGAACAATGGCGGCTCCGAGGTGGCGACCGATCACCCGTTGTACGACGTGCTGCACGATCAGCCGAGCACGTCCATGAACTCGTTCGAGTGGCGCATCCAGAAGATGTTCGACCTGATCGATACCGGCTGGTCGTTCGACTTCATCGTGGCTGGCGCCCGAGGGTTCGCGCACGAACTGCAGCACATCCCCCGTCGATTGGTCAGGCCCGAGCGCATCAAGGGCGGCCCGAGTAAGGGGCGCTACTTGTTTCACGTCACGGACGAAGTGACCGGCGCGACAAAGACGTACACGCAGGACGAGATCTTCTACCTGCGCGGCCCAGAGGGCAAGGGCATCCTCGAGCGCGCGCGGATGAGCATCGGCACGGCGCTGGCAACCGAGCAGTATGCCGCGTCGATCTTCGGAAAAGGGATGCTAAACGGCGGCACGCTCGAGATCCCCGGTGTGCTGAACGACGATGCCGGCAAGCGTATGGCGCAGTCGTTCGTGACGAAGCCGGGCGAATGGAACATGCCGAAGGTGCTCGAGCAGGGTGCCAAGTGGAACAAGCCGGATATGTCGCCAGAGGATTTCGAGACGATCCTGTCGCGGAAGTTCTCGATCGACGACATGGCGCGCTGGCTAGGCACGCCGCGCCAGATGCTGGAGAACTCCGATCCGTCCTTCGGGAACGCCGAGCAGTTCGACGAATCGTTCATGACCTACACGATGGGCGAATGGCTGGCGCTGTTCGAGTTCGCGATCAAGTCGCAGTTGCTCCTAAAACCGCGCATCTACTACGCCGAGTTCACGCGCGACGCGATCGCGCGCGGCAAGTTGGTCGATCGCTGGGCCGTGCATGTCTCGTCGGTGAACGCTGGAATCAAGACGCCCAACGAAGCCCGACGGAAGGAAGGCCTGAACGCGATGCCTGGTGGCGATGAACTGCGCGAACCCCAGAACATCACCGGCAAAGGCACCTCCGGCGGGCCACAGGACAACCAACGCCCGGGTAAGGCTGGCACGCCGGACTCGAAGGCGCAGGCAATTTTGACCTCCGCGGCAACCAGGCTGCTGCAACTCGAAGCCACGGCGATCCGACGGTTGGCCGTCAGGTCAGCAGCCAACGCCGACGCCTTTGCGACGGCCATCACGGAGTTCTATGCCAGCCACGTCGCCCGCGCGGTCGACATGCTGCAGATGAGCGACGCCGACGCGTCCGGGTACTGTGCCAGCCAGAGCAGCCGTGTGCTCAGCGACTGGCCGGCCGCGGTGGAATTGTTCACGACCAACGACTATGCGCTCGGCCTGGCGGCCTGGGCGCTCGAAAGCGAGGCAGCGTAATGGTGAAGGACTTCGCAGCGTTCAAGAATGGCCAGCCGCATATCGTAGGGCAACCGTTCACGCTGATCGGCATTGGCGTGCCGGTGAACGCGATCCTGACGTGCAACTGCGGCGCGCCTGAGGATGTCGCGCGCGTCGAAATCAAGATGAGTGTCGGCGCCGCTTGCCAGAGCTGTAGGCGGGTATACAACGCCCTGTTCAACCCGCAGACCGGCAAGATCGAATTTCAGATGACGATTCCCAAACCAGAAGGGGAAGCCTCATGAAGGACTTCAACGTACTCAGCTATGTCGGCCGGTCGCTCTGGGCGATTCACCAGGACAAGTGGACGCAGATGC